CTCATCTTCGTGATTTGCTGAGATCTTATGAACCCGTCGTCACCTTTAAACCCAGCCACAAAAGGAGCCGTTACGCGGTAAGCGCTCCCAACTCTAGCCATGTTGTCAATCGTGTTGTTTAGGTACGTCATGGCGGTACCGCTCTGGAATGCGTCGAGAGTCCAAAGGGTGTAATCCAAGCCCCTTGCCGACCAAGCTCGGATCGTGCTGAAGAGGATATCGATGACGTGTTCGGGGGTTCCAACAATGCGGAAAAGTCGTTTCACAAGCTCGTGCACAGCAGCTGTTTTGGTGGTGTCTTGTTCACTGATGTCTGTGCAAACCGTCTGGTACCGTCCGGGGGGTAGTGAGCGGATATCGGCATCAAATCGTTTCTTGAAGTCCTCGGTGCTCGTGCCGTTAGGTAAGTGAACACCGGGACGTCGACATGGAATGAGTTCAAGCTCCAAGCATCTCACATAGGCCATACAAATGTGGTTGATCGTCTTTGGCGAGGCCGAGATAGGTTGGCCACCCTTGAATTTGTAACCGCCGGTCGCTGTGAAGCTACCTTGGAGCCAGGTTTCGACCTTCAAACCAGCTTTGTCCTGCTGTTTGTTGAAGCAGGAAATAGTACTCGTCGCAAATGATGTTGACCCGTACAGACCTTCTTCCTGTCTAGTTGGATTCTTCTTGGCCACGATGTTCTGGCAGGCTTCAGCTTCTGCGATCGCGAGCATCTCTGGAGAGATTCGCGCCAACTGATGTATCTTAATAAACTGGTTGAGTCCGGATGTGAGCTGTTGGACTTCTGGCTCAAGCTGGTCAGGTGGCAATCTGCTGCTAGCGGTCGCATAACGGCCAATCGCGGCTTGTAGCGAGTGGTCGAGGCTGTTGGTCTGAGCACGCGATCTGCATCGAGCCACACTGATTACTCGCTTTTCGCTGCTAGCGAAGGGGTCAAGAATCGGGCGATGCCGCATCTTAATGCGCAAACTCTTCGTTCCCAGATTACCCAAGTTGGTGTACCCTGTATCGCGTCTGAATTCGTAGAGGTCCGAGCTAGTGGGTGCGATTTTCTGCAAAACTTCATCAACCGCCGTAACGCTCACGGATTTGAGTGGTGGGATAAGCACATCAACCGGGGTCATGTCGTCGTCACAAGACTCGCTCGTTGGCATTGCTGGTATGAAGCCTTCTCCGGCTAGATGGATAGAACCGTGGACTTGCATGTTGATCTGTGCCTCCTCGGGGATGCTGTATATTTTCCCTTGATCGCCGTCTCGGGGATCTAGTTTTGACGAGAAGGTTCCGGTGTCGAAATCCACGCCTTTCACCGCAACATGCCCGTACAAACCATGGTTGTTGCGAGCTCCGATGCGCCATGAGCGGTCCAGGCGCCGGCCGGACGTCGCAAAGCCGGTGCAACCACATCTGTCGGTGCAAGTGGC